TCTATCGAAGGGCTGATCTAATTCGGCTGAAGATGACTGACCCAGATCGTTATGAGGCGTTAAGCGGAGAAATCATGCAAGCGTATCAAGACGGACGGGTTAGATAATTTAACTTATCGTTTTTTGGAGATTTAACATGGCAACATCATTTTCCCCCAGTAATTCAGTTACTGTTACCACGGCAAATACATTCATCCCTGAAATTTGGTCAGATGAAATCGTAGCTGCCTACAAGAAAAACCTCGTTTTAGCTAACTTGGTTATGAAGATGAACTTTAAAGGTAAGAAGGGTGATGTAGTTCACATTCCTGCACCTACCCGTGGTTCTGCTTCTGCTAAAGCCGCTGAAACAGCAGTCACTTTGATTGCTGCTACAGAGTCTGAAGTTCAAGTGTCTATCAACAAGCATTATGAATATTCACGTTTGATTGAGGATATTGTCGAAGCCCAAGCCCTGAACAGCTTGCGTAACTTCTACACTTCCGATGCTGGTTATGCTCTGGCTAAACAAGTTGATACTGACTTGGTTCAGTTGGGTCGTTCAACCAATGGCGGTGCTGGTACAAACGTGTATGCAACTGGTGCATTCATTGGTGGTGACGGTACTACTGCTTATGTTGCCGCAAACAACAATGAGTCAGCATTGACCGATGCCGCTATTCGCCGCACTATTCAGCGTCTTGATGACACTGATACCCCAATGGATCAGCGTTTCTTCTTGATTCCTCCATCAAGCCGCAACACATTGATGGGTCTGGCTCGTTACACTGAACAAGCCTTTGTTGGTGGTACAAACAGTACTATCCGCACTGGTGAGATCGGTAACCTGTACGGCATCCCTGTGTTTGTTTCAAGTAATGCTGATACAGGTTCAGGTACTAATAATCCACGAGTTTGTTTGATGGGTCACCGTGATGCAATGGTGCTGGTTGAGCAAGTTGCTCTGCGTTCACAAGTTCAGTACAAGCAAGAGTATCTTGCTAATCTGTTCACATCTGACACTCTGTATGGTGTTCAGATTCTTCGTGCCGCAGCAAGCACTGGTGCGGCTAAGTCTGCATCTATGTTCGCTTTGTTGGTTCCTGCCTAATTGCAGTTGCGCCCCCTGCCCTAGTGGTGGGGGGACTTTTTAACCTAATTAGGAGAAATCAAAATGGCAACAGCAAGTGCAGTTGTAACACGCAGAGGCAATGACAGTTTTCGGGGTTTGTTCTCCGATACTTGGTCAGTTGTTTGTACTTTAAATGCTGGCTCATTAGTCGATGGTGCTGGTGAAACAGATGACGTAACAGTTCCCGGTGTCGCCTTGGGTGACATGGTTCTTGGTACATCTTTGGCTGTGGATTTGGTTGGTTTGACTGTCACTGGCTATGTCAGTGCTGCCAATACTGTCAAGTTCCGCATCCAAAACGAGTCAGGTTCAACAGTGGACTTGGCATCAGCCACTATGGATATAGTTATTGTCCGTATGGTGTAAAGATAGGGGGGCTAGTCCCCCCTTTCTCATTTAAAGGGTTTTATGGCTACTTTTCGCTGTCTTCAATCAGGTAACACTGTAACTTTTACATATCAACATGATATTGATTCTATGAAGGGTCATCAGGGATATGTGAGGATAGACGAGGCAGAAGTAACCACAGAATCTGTAGAATCAGAGACTAGAACAGATACCGCATTTGCGCCTGTGATTCCAACATTTAAGCGTATGGGAAGACCCCGAAAGGTAGCAAATGTCTGAGATAGATGCTCGTGATTTTGGTCGTTTAGAGGCTCAAGTTGAGACTTTGCAAGGTCAGGTAACTCAATTGAGTACCGATGTAAAAGCCTTACTTGAACTTGCCAACAAAGGCAAAGGTGGATTTTGGGTGGGTATGACTATCGCTTCATTCATGGGCGGTGTGATTACCTTTATTGCTGATCGTGTCTGGAAATAAGGAGAATACTATGTACGGAAAAATGATGGGTGGTAAGGCCAAAGAAACTAAGAGTGCTGTCAAGAAAAAGGCAGTGCCTGTAACTGTGATGATTGCAGTTGGCAAACCCAAGGGTATGCCTATGCGTGGCGGTCGGACTGCTACTAACATGATGAAGAAATCCTCAAGAGGTAAATAATGTCATCCTTAACCACTCCCGTCACTCTATTGAGTGCTGTTGTCGCAACAGGTGCATCTCGATCTGTTCAGGCTGACGCTGGTCAACCCGCATTCTTGCAAGTTAGTGGAATTACTACTGCAACTGTTGCATTTCAAGGTAGCTTGGATGGAACAACCTTTGCCACAATTGGTACTGCTTTGACTGCTGATGGCATTGTCACCATAGCCAATGCTCCCAAGTATTTGCGAGCAAACTGCACTGCTTACACCTCTGGAACTATCACGGCAAAAGTGTTGTATTGACATGAAAAAGACTAAAGCACAAGCCAAGATCAGCAAGGTCATGAAAGAGTTTGGGGCGGGTAAATTGACTTCCAATAAAAAGGTTGTCAAAGACCCAAAGCAAGCAATGGCTATTGCCTTATCTGAGGCTGGTAAGGCTAAGAAGAAATGAAAACCAAATCTAAGGTCAATCAAGCAGGGGTTTACACCAAGCCCACTATGCGAAAAGCCTTGTTTGAGAAGATTAAAGCAGGGACATCAGGGGGCGACCCGGGCGAGTGGTCAGCAAGAAAAGCGCAATTGCTTGCCAAAGAGTACAAGAAAAAAGGCGGGAGTTACAAGACATGAGCAAATCAGCAACGCACTATTTGCCTGATGGCAAGGTTTACAGGGGTAAATTGCACAAAGCTGGAGGTGTATTGATGACAGGTGCAAAACATACTCCTGAGAGCAAGGTTTTGACTCACACACCACCACCCAAGCCAAAGGCTAAGAAGTGAAAGACCCGCAGCAATCTCTCAAAGATTGGGGAAAGCAGAAGTGGCGTACCAAGAGTGGTAAACCATCGTCTGAGACAGGTGAGAGGTATTTGCCAGAGGCTGCAATCAAGTCTTTGAGTGCTGCTGAGTATGCGGCAACCACTAAAGCCAAACGCAAGGGTACTGCGGCTGGTAAACAGTTTGTAAAGCAACCTAAAAAGATTGCAAAGAAAACGGCTAGTTACAGATGAGGTAAAAGATGAAATCACCTACTTGGCAAACAAAAGCTGGTCAAAATCCCAAAGGGGGGTTGAATGCCAAGGGCAGAGCATCTTATAATGCAGAAACTGGTGGCAACTTGAAAGCACCAGTAAAGTCGGGGGATAACCCTCGCAGGGCAAGTTTCTTGGCTCGTATGGCTGGTAACAGCGGTGCAGAGTACAAGAATGGTGAACCAACAAGACTGCTTCTTTCGCTTAAGGCATGGGGTGCTACCTCAAAGGCTGACGCAAAGGCAAAAGCTAAAGCTATATCCGACAGGAACAAAGCAAAGGCTGGAAGCAGATGACTTATCTTGAACTTGTAAACGATGTACTCGTAAGGTTGCGTGAACCTACTGTATCTACAGTTATACAAACTGCATATTCCACTTTAGTTGGAAAATTTGTCAATGATGCAAAACGTCAGATTGAAGATGCGTTTTCTTGGAATGTTTTAGGTCAAACAATCACAGTCACTACTGCGGCATCTACAGCATCTTATTCTTTGACGGGTGCTGGTCAGAAGTTTCAAGTAATGGATGTAATCAACACCACAAGCAATGTTGGCCTTATAAACATCAGCTTTGTGGACATGAACCGCAAGCTGAACTTTACGCCACTGGTCAACTCAATCCCTACTGAATTTGCTTTTGATGGGGTTGATGGCAGCTACGACACCAAGGTAAATCTTTATCCAATCCCTGATGGTGCATACACAATCAAGTTTGCTTTGACAGTGCCACAGGCTACGTTGTCATCAGATGCAACTGTTGTTTCTGTTGCTGATACGTTAGTGTCTCAGAATGCTTATGCCCGTGCATTGGTAGAACGTGGTGAAGATGGTGGTCTGTCTTCATCTGAGGCTTATTTGCTTTACAAAGCAATGTTGGCTGATTACATTGCATTAGAAGGTACTCGCTATCCTGAAAATCAGGAGTTTGTAGCAGTATGAGCCAAGAAATCCAAGTTTCATCAGTATCAGCCCCCGGCTTTTTTGGGTTGAATACACAAGACTCTCCACTTGACTTACAGAGTGGATATGCCTTGGTTGCGACTAATTGCGTGATTGACCAGTATGGTCGTATTGGTTGTAGAAAAGGTTGGACAAAAGTCAATTCATCCACAGGAACTCTTGGCTCTAACGATATTGGTGTAATACATGAACTTATTGAAGCAGATGGAACTCTGACTGTTTTGTTGGCTGGAAACAATAAATTATTCAAACTTGATGGTTCTAATGCACTTGTTGAATTGACCTATGGGGGTGGGGGTACAGCACCAACGATTACCGCAAGCAATTGGCAATGTGCGTCATTAAATAGCATTACTTATTTCTTTCAGTCTGGTCATAACGCACTGATTTATGACCCCGCTGTATCTACCACTACATTCCGCAGAGTCTCTGAAAAGACGGGTTATGTAGGGACTGTGCCAGATGCAAATAATGTAATCTCTGGTTATGGTCGTTTGTGGGCGGCTACAACTACAACAAACAATGCAACTATCTTTTTCAGTGACTTGATTTCAGGCCATGTTTGGTCAACAGGTAGTGCTGGTAGCTTAAACATCAATAATGTTTGGCCTAATGGTGCTGATGAGATTACGGGTATAGCAGCGCATAACGGATTCTTGTTCATCTTTGGTAAGCGTCAGATTGTTATTTATTCTGGTGCTACTACGCCGTCTTCAATGGTTCTTAGTGATACTGTTGAGGGTATTGGCTGCATTTCTAGGGACAGCATTCAAACAACCAGCACAGACGTTATCTTCTTGTCAAACAGTGGTGTTAGATCATTGATGAGAACTATTCAAGAGAAGTCAGCACCAGAGCGTGACTTGTCTAGAAATGTGCGTGATGACTTGATGACTACATTGTCAGGCGAGACAATGGCAAATATCAAGTCTGTATATTCTGAAAGAGAAGCGTTTTACTTAATAACAGCCCCTATTGTTAAGCAAGTATTTTGTTTTGATACTAGAAAGTCTCTTGCTGATGGTTCGTATAGAGCAACAATATGGGATTCTATTGAGCCGAAATCATTTCTATCTAGGCGCAACGGCGATTTGTTGATTGGTAAAACTGGATATGTTGCTAAATTTTTTGGTTATCTTGATGATACAAGTACCTATCAATTTGCCTACTACACAAATCACGCTGATTTAGGAAACCAATCTCAAACATCAATCATAAAAAAGATCAGTGCTATTGTTATTGGTGGTAGCAATCAATTTGTAACCATCAAGTGGGGATATGATTTTCTAACAAATTATCAATCGCAAAACATATTAATTCCAGCTCAAGGTGTTTCTGAGTATGGAATAGCAGAATATGGAGCAAATGCCACTATAGTTGCTTATTATTCAGAAGGAGTTGCTTTGCAGACATTGATGGCAAATGGCTCTGGCTCTGGCAAAATTGTTCAAACTGGATATGAAACAACTGTTAATTCATCTCAATTATCAATTCAGAAGATTGAAATTCAGACAAAACAAGGCAGAATGTCTTAAAGGAATGCCATGACAAATTACACTAAATCAACCAACTTTGCGACTAAGGATACCTTAACCTCTGGTGATCCATTAAAGATTGTCAAGGGTACTGAAATCAATACTGAGTTTGACAATATTCAAACTGCTGTTAACTCTAAGGCAGATACTGCATCTCCTACCTTTACAGGTACTTCTTCACTTGTAAATATAACTGTATCTGGAACTGCCGCCATTACTGGAGTAGCAACTTTTTCTTCTGATCCATTGTTTAATTCAACTGGTGCTGTATTGTTGTCTAAGGGTACAACTGGTCAACGACCTGCAAGTTCGTTTTCAGGTCAGATCAGATTTAATACAACTACGTCACAATTTGAAGGTTATAACGGCACAGCATGGTCATCTGTAGGTGGTGGTGGGGCTACTGGTACATCTGGCAATGACATCTTTTACGAGAACTCAAAGACAGTAACTATGGGGTACTCAATAACGGCTGGTAAAAATGCTATGGCTACTGGCCCTATTACCATTGCGGCTAACTTTACTGGTACAGGTGTTATTTCTGGCACAACCTTGACTATTTCAGGAACAACTGGTTCTGGTGTTTTGGTAGTTGGTTCTATCATTAGTGGAACTGGCGTAACTGCTGGAACATTTGTTAGTGCATTTGGAACTGGTACAGGCACTACAGGAACTTATACTGTTTCAGTTTCACAGACTGTCTCTAGTACCGCAATCACAACATCAACTGCTGTCACTGTTCCTAGTGGTAGTCGTTGGGTAATTTTGTAAAAGGGAATATATGAGTTCACTTGTCATTTCGGGGGATACCAGCGGGGCTGTAACACTTGCTGCCCCTGCTGTTGCGGGTACAAACACGCTGACTTTGCTTGCAGCCACTGCGACTAGTTCTGTCAATATCTTGGGTACTGCTGTTGCGTCTACATCAGGCGTTTCAATTGACTTCACTTCGTTGCCAAGTTGGGTGAAGCGGATTACTGTGATGTTTAACGGTGTGAGTACCAGCGGCACAAACAGTTTACTAATTCAACTAGGAAGTTCTGGTAGCGTAGAAACTACAGGCTATATTTCTGTTAACGCTTATTGTGGAGCTACAAATGCTGCTGGTGGAGTTACATCAACCGCAGGTTTTATTATTTTTAGTAACGCATCGGCAAATTTATTTTATGGACACGCTACATTTACATTAAGTGGCTCTAATCTTTGGATAGGTTCTTATTTGTTTGGGGTAAATAACGCAAGTACATATTATTCATTTCAAGGCGGCGGCAACAAAACAACTTCTGCGGCATTAGATCGTGTCCGCATCACAACTACTACAGGCACTGACACCTTCGATGCTGGTTCAGTCAACATTCTTTACGAAGGATAATCATGTCAATACTTGTTTTAACTTCTGACACGCTATCAAGTCCTGCCGCCGCAGGGCAGATTGAATACACAAGCCCCATCTTTGCGGCTACACCTATCGGCACACAGCGAGGCATTGTTCCGACTCAGCAGTATTACAGACTTGATTCTGCTTATGTTGGCTCTAATGCAACTGGCGCACAAAGCATATTTGGTGTTGGTGTAACGCTATCTGCAAGCACTGTGTATGAGTTTGAAATTTCAATTGTCTTTGCAAAAACTGCTGGAACTACATCACATGGAATTTCAATTTTGTTTGGTGGAACGGCGACCATCAATAATATTTTGTATAACTGCATTAATAATTTAAGTGCAGTTGCTACTGCATTACCGGCAGGCGCAACTTCGCAAATATCAGCTATAAATGTTGCAACTGCCCTTGGGTTAACTGGTGCAATAACTTCTGCAACAGCTACAGTGATGGTTATTGCAAAAGGCACAGTATCAATTAACGCTGGCGGCACATTCATTCCGCAGTACACGCTATCAGCCGCACCCGGCGGTGCTTACTCAACAGTAGCTGGTAGCTACATCCGAATCAATCCGCTTTCCGCATCTGGCGCAGCGACTAACGTGGGGACATGGGCATGAGCACAGTAATTGATGGATCAGCAAGCGTCACGATCAACTCTGGCGCAATTCTTGGCATTACCTCTGGCACTGCTGTTGCATCTACATCAGGTGCAACCATTGACTTTACTTCTATCCCGTCATGGGTGAAGCGGATTACTGTGATGTTTGGTGCTGTTTCTACTAGCGGAACATCAAACATACAAGCACAAATCGGTTCAGGAAGTATTGATACAGCGTCTACTTACGCAGGTGTGAGTAGTTGGGTTGGTGGAGTTAATAATGCTGGTGGTGCACAAGACACGACTGGATTTATTATAGTTGGTAACGTAGTAGCCGCATCTACTTATGGTGGTTCATTAGTTTTTACAACGATTGGAAGTAATATTTGGTGTTTAAATGGAACATTAAGCAGTACATCTTCTACTGCTTATAACCATGTTTCTTCAGGCAATAAAACACTTTCAGGAACTCTTGACCGTGTACGCATCACAACAGTCAACGGCACAGACACTTTTGATGCTGGATCAATCAACATTCTTTACGAGTAAACAATCATGACACACAGAACAGTAGTTAATTGCGAAACAGGCGTAGTCACTCAAGTTGAGTACACCGCTGAAGAACAAGCAGTGCATGATGCGGCAGTAGCGGCACAAGCACTTGCAGAGGCGGCAGCCATTCAACAAGAACAAACAAATGAATCAGCCTGAAATCATCCACCATTTTTCTGATGGTTTGTATGCTAAGGAGTCAATGTTTCCTGCTGGAATGTCGATCCTAAAACATACTCACAACTTTAGTCATCTTTCAATTTTGGCTAAAGGTAAAGTGGTAGTGCTTAAAGGTGAGGAACTTGAGATTATTGAAGCCCCTGCTTGCATTGAAATTAAGGCTGGCTTGACGCATGGCGTTAAGGCAATAACAGATTGTGTTTGGTTTTGTATTCATGCTACTGACGAGACAGACCCGTCTAAAGTGGATGAAATTTTGATTAAGGGAGATTGATATGCCATTTACAGCAGCATTAGTAATGGGAGGTGCATCGCTATTAGGTGGCGCAATGCAAGGTCGATCTGCGGAGAGAGCCGCAGGAACTTCTGCCCAAGCACAACTTGAAGCGGCACGAATTGCAGCAGATGCGGCAAAGTTTCGTCCTGTTGGCATCACTACCCGTTACGGTACATCTAACTTTCAGACTGATGCAAAAGGTAATGTAATTGGGGCTGGTTACGATGTCAGTCCTGAGTTAAGGGCTTACCAAGACCGTCTACAGGCTCTTACAGGCGGTGCATTGACTCAGGCTGAAATGGCGCAGCAACAGTATGCTCCGCTTCAGCAAGGCGCACAAGGATTGTTTGGCTTGGGTCAGCAGTATCTGCAACAGACTCCTCAGCAGGTTGCGGCTCAATATATGCAACAGCAACAGGACTTGCTTGCTCCTAGCCGTGAACGATCAATGGCTCAATTGCAGAACCAGTTGTATCAGCAGGGTCGTGGTGGTTTGTCTGTTGGTGCTACAGGTATGCGTCCTAGCGGTGCGGCTGGCTTTGGTGCTGCCTCTCCTGAGATGGAAGCGTACTACAACGCTATGGCTCAACAAGATGCTCAGTTGGCGGCTAATGCTCAATCTGAGGGACAAAGAAATGTTGCGTTTGGTGCTGGATTGTTGGGTAGTGGTTCTCAATTGATGAGCCAGTATCAAGCTGGTCAAGTCGGTGCATTGAACCCGTTTACAACGTATTTGGGTGCTGGTTCTACTCTTGAGCAACTTGGACAACAGCCTTTGGATATTGGCGCACAGTTGGGTGGTAGAGCCGCTACTGCTGGTGCTAATGTTGGTCAAGCCTTACTTACTGGTGGAACGAATGCGGCATTGACTCAACAACGAGCCAACGAATACAACCCATTTGCTACTGCTCTAAGTGGTCTTGCAAACAATCAGCGTTTCCAACAAGGCGTAGAAAACTATTTTAATCCTCCTAAAGCATTAAATTATTCAATGGGAACACCAACATCGAGCGGGGGACTTGGTTTGAGAGCCCCAAGTGGTTTTGATGTTGGATACAACCCACAATTTTAAGGAACAATCATGGCTGATCAATTATTTGATGATTATGGTATTGGTACTGGTTCTCAGAATCTTTTTAGTGGCGGGATGAGTAAACAGGAATTAGATCAACTATTGGGTTTATCTCCATTGAGTCGAACTGAGGTTGGGTCAGGACAAACTGTTCCAACAGCAGAGGCAATATCAACATACGATGTTCCAGAGAGAGGCGCATTAGATGCCGTTGTTTCTCCGGCTGATAATTTTCAGCCAGAACGAGTATTTACGCAAAACCCACCAATGGATTTGTTTGCTTTTATGCCTGATGATTTGCGAAATAACGAAATGCAAACTCAACGTCCATTAATAATTGATCCAAGATATGATGCACCAGCAGCACCATCAGCACCCACAAGTGTCTTAGGAATGTTCCCTGAAGTAGAAGCCATGCAACGTGCTTTGTACCAACAAAAGCAAAATGAAGCAATGCAAGCACAGGCAATGCAATTTGCGTCACTTAGTCCAATGGCACGAGCGCAATACAGCCTGTATATGGGTGGTCAACAGTTGGGTGGTGCTATTGGCAGTGCTTTGGGTGGTAAAGACCCACAGTTGCAGATGATTGCTCAACGTCAGCAGATGCTGAACATGATTGACCCGAACAACCCAGAAACTTATGGTAGAGCAATTCAATATGCCTTGCAAACTGGTGACAGGAATACTGCACAGATTCTTAATGATGAGATGAAGAATGCTCAGGCGAGGAAGACTGAGAATCTTCAGTTAGGGTTGCAGAAATTGGCTCAAACTCTTTACAAGCCTGATGGTTCTATTGATGAAAATGTATACGCTACATTGCAAGGGTATGGAGCAGTTGGGCAAGCAGTTATTGACCAGCAATTTAAAGGATTCCAAAACTTACAAACTCAAAAGGCTCAAGTACTTGGAAGACAGTTGTTTGATAAAGATGGAATTCGTAATAAGGAAATTGAAAAACAACTTCAAGCAACTCCTGAAGGTCGTACAGTCCTTAAACAATTTATGCCAGAAACTAAGGTGTTTAAGCGTGGTGACATCATTACTGAGATAAATCCTGTCACTGGAGACTATGAAATAGTTACCCCTACAGGATTAAGAACAGTCCCTGCTGGTGCTAATCCAATCAAGGCAATGATTGATAATAAGTCGATTGACCCAACAGTCACACCTTTTGCTCAAGAAATTGCAAATCAATGGGACAACCTTGACGACAAGGGGCGGTCAGATTCTCTTGAAAGTTTGACTAAAGTAAATAATCAGGCTTTAGATAGAAACCAGAGAAAAGCTGAAGCTGGTGCTGGTGGGTCTGATAAGGTTCAGTCTAGCAAAACTACGCCAGATGGCACAACCATTCTTGTTATGAAGAATGGAACAACCAAGGTTATTAGTGCTCAAGGTATTGAACTTAAAGGTCAAGCTAGAGCAGATGCAATTAGGGCATCAGAACAGTTTGGAGCAGATATTCAAGGAACTAGAGCACAAGCTAGAAGTCTTGGTGACTTTACTGCAAAACAAGTTGCTCAAGCCTTTGCTGAAGTTGGCAAAATCAAGAAGAACATTGGCAACATTGATGATGCTATTGCCGCAATTGATGCAGGTGCAACTACAGGCGTAATTGCAAGTAAGTTGCCAAACATAACAGCGGCATCAGTGCAACTTGCAAATATAAGAAATACATTGGGTCTTGATGTGATTGGTTCTGTAACCTTTGGTGCTTTGTCAGAGGGTGAATTGAACCTTGCATTGGATACAGCGTTGCCAACCAATTTACCACCTAAAGAACTTAGGGCATATTTGGTTAATAAAAAGACGGCTCAAACAAAACTTGCTGAATATTTGTCTAAACAAGCAACTTACTTGTCAAAGTCTGGCAATACATTGGCTGGTTGGTTGGAAAAAGTAGACAACGAAGCAAATGTAGCGCAACCAGAAATTCCTGCTGGAGTTACTGTTAAAAGGAAAAATTGACATGGCTAAATTCACTTATGAAATTAACATCCCCAACAGCGGAACTTATGAGGTTGAGTCAGATCGTGAGTTGACAGATGCACAGGCATATAAGTATGCCTTGCAACAGGCAGGACAAACAACTACTACACCCCCTGCACCTCCTGTTAAAGAAGATACATCTCCTATGTTTAGTGCATTTAAACGAGGTCTTGATATTACTTCAAGGGCAGTTCTTCCTACAGCAGTTGGTGCTAGTACTGGTGGTTACTTTGGTGGTGCGTCGGGTGCTTTACTTGGAAGCGTATTAGTTCCTGCTGCTGATGTAGTTGGTAGCGTTGCTAATCTTGCAATGTCTCCATTTACAGATTACAGATTGATGCCAACCTCTCAAGGTGTTCAGAACTTAATGACAAGGGCTGGTTTTACTGCTCCTCCAGAAGAACAAACAGCACCTGAAAGAGTTGCTAGTGTTGGTCTTGAAACCATGACAGGTGTTGGAAAACAACTTCCAGCATTAGCAAATTTGGCTACTACGGCAGGAACACAAGCTGGTAGAGAGTTGGCTGGTAGGTTAGCAACAGAGCCAGTAACTCAAGCAGTTGTAGCACCAACAGCATCAATGGCTGGTCAAGGTGTTTATGAACTGACAAACAATCCAATTGCGTCTTTTTTAACAACAATTGGGACTTCACTTTTAGGTATAAAAAGACCTAAGACACAGCAAGCAGTGTCAGAAGACGCAATGGGAAAGATTGCCAAAGAAAGATATGACGCTTTAGATCAGATTGGCTTTAAATTTAAAACTCCTGAATTTGTTGCTGATATGAAAAATGTCACAGCAAATTTAAGGGCTGAAGGATATACGTCAACAGGATTTCCAAAAATTGCTGGAGCAATAGCAGAATTAACAAGTTCAACTCAACCAAAAGATTGGACTGAGTTACAAGCCTTGAGAAAAATCATTCGTGGAGCGCAAAAGAGTACAGACCCTGATGAAAAGCGTTTGGGTTCTATTTTGTTGGATAGGTTTGATAACTACTTAATGAAAGTAGACCAGACAAAGGTTGAGTCAGGTGACACAAAGGTTATGAGCAAAACTTGGGCTGAAGCTAGAGATGCTTATTCCAAGATGAAGAAGTCTGAAATCTTTACAGATATGCTTGAGGATGCACAACTAGATGCCACAAAATACACTCAATCGGGTGCTGAAAATTCAATGGCGGCTCAGTTAAGACAACTTGCCAAGAATGATAAAAGAATGGCGATGTTTACATCTGATGAAAGAGATGCAATTAAAAAGGCGGCTAAAGGGGATATACCTCAAAACCTTTTGAGATTCTTTGGTAAGTTTGCTCCAACTGGTGCAATTACAGGCGGTACTACTGCTGGCGTTACATATTATGACCCCATCACTGGCGTTGCAATTGGGGCGGCAACATTAGGCTCAAGGGCTGGTGCTACCAAGTACAGAATGGGTACTATTGAAGAGTTAGCAAATCAAATGCGAACTGGTAGTAAGCCTGTGGTTACTGGTGGTGCAACAAGAGTCTTGCCAGCATTAGGAACTCAAGCTGTTATTCAGTCTCCTAATCTTTTCAATCAAATGCCAGCAATTGACATTTTGCGTGAGCGAAGAATACGAGAGATGCAACAAAGCCCTACAGCCAGAGGCTTGTTTTCAAACCAATAGGAGACTGAAATTGATCCAATCACGTTATGCCTCATGGCGGCTGGTCTGGTCAAACAGATTCAAGCTGGTTGCGAACTCTACAAGCAAGCTAAAGAATCTTTTGTTGAGATTAAAGCCACTGCTGATGAAGTCGTTGGGATATATAAGGAAGTTACTGGATTTTGGGGTAACTTCCGTAAACTCTTTGGTGCTAAACCAAAGCATCAAGCTGCAAAACCTGTTGCTAAATCTAAGAAATCTGTTTATGCACCTGTTGATGAGACTCAAGTCAAAGTTGGGATTGTCCAAAGTCTGACAGAGTTCTTCAAGATTCAAGAGCAATTAGAAGCGCACATAAGGGAAGAAGAAGAGAAGTCAAAGAACGTCTACGACCCTGACCAGAACTACATGGAAGCCGCACTCAAGAGGGTGATGGCACAGCAGCAGATGGCTGAGTTGGT